GAAGCCAGAGCAAGCCTGGACACTTCGTAGCTGATCAGATTCGAAAGATCAAGTCAGGCGTGTTTGAAATCATCGGGTCTAACGAAACACGCAGTTTTTGCCATGTAGAAGACGCAGTGAATGCCACTATATTCTGTGCGGAAAACACACAAGGACAGGTCATCAACGTGGGCAATGATCGAGAGACCCAGATCGGCGATGCTGTCAGGATCATAGCCCGAGAGTTGGGCATCACTGATGCTGAGTGGAGCGAAAAGCCTGGACTTGCCGGCAGCACACCCAACCGTAGGCCTGACATCAGTCGCTTGCGGGCTCTTATGCCTGTCTATGATCCCAGATCTTTTGAACAAGGCATACAAGAAGTTATAGCAAATGGAGACTGGCAATGAATTTCGTGAAACAACTTCCCAACTATCTGGACTATCTCATCCCAATCAATGAAGAATTAGTACGTTTGGGCTGCGAGACTGATGGTGGCTATCTGATACCCAAGACAGCGTTGGACAAAGCCAATGCTTTGCTGAGTTTTGGATTAGGTGAAAACTGGACTTTTGACGAAGACTGGTATCGCTTGCATCCCAACGATCCCGTACATCTCTATGATGGAGAGAAGATCAAGGCCACGCTACCATTGCCCCAAAATGTCTGGAACCGCCCGGCGCCAGTAGATCTAGTGGCAGCTTATGATTCTTTTTTCCAAGACAAACGTAGACATTGGGTAGAGAACATGGGCAATGCTCGCGGAGCCTGTAGTTTTGGAAGAGCCATGGAAAGATTGGCTGGACATCAGGTATTCCTCAAAAGCGATATCGAGGGCGGGGAATATCCCATATTGGCCGACATCATTTCCCACAAGGATCGTATAGTAGGCATCGCTGCCGAATTCCATTCGGTCAACAGCAATCGTGCTTTGTTCGAAACAGCCATGCGATCTCTCCAACAGCACTATACAATCGTCCATGTCCATGCTAATATAACACTTCCTATAGGAAAAGAAGGACTGACCGAAGCCATCGAGATATCTTGGTTAAGGAACGATCTAGTGACCAGTGATCAGCGTAGATACAATCTCTATCACGAATTGGATCGCCCTAATTTCTTAGGATTTCCTGATTACGAATACTGGTTTGAACAACAATGAAAAAAGTCTATGTAAGTTGGAACGATGTACAACGCCAGGTGCAAGAACTGGTCCGACAGATGTGGCAGGATCGTTGGGTGCCTGATTATGTGGTAGGCATCACACGTGGCGGATTGACCCCAGCCAATCTCATCAGCCAGTACCTCAACGTGCCCATGCATACCCTAAAAGTCAGCCTTCGTGATGACGACGACGATTGCGAAAGCAATCTTTGGATGCAAGGCGATGCCGTCAATGCACTCAACATCTTGATCGTGGATGACATCAACGACTCAGGTGCTACCTTAAACTGGATCCGCGATGACTGGGGCCCAGAAGTAGAATGGGGAACCAACGTGCGGGTGGCAGTGCTGTATGACAATGAAGCCAGCGACAGCATCCATACACCCGATTACTCAGCAGAATCAATCAACAAAGTGTCAGACCCACAATGGATAGTTTTCCCTTGGGAAGAGTGGTGGAGACGCTGGAATCCAGAGGAGCAACACCAATGAGCGACATATTCAACGATCAACGCAAGTTCATGCAGGCCTGTGGTCAAACCACTGATCGATTCAACCGAGCCCAGTATGAACTCTATAAGAATCTCATCCGCGAGGAAAGCCAGGAACTTATCGAGGCTTCCAGCCCCGTGGATGAATTGGACGCTCTCATCGACATACTAGTAGTGACAGTGGGGGCCTTACACAGCATGGGAGCCGATGCTGACGGTGCTTGGAAAGAAGTCATGCGATCCAACTTTGACAAAGTAGATCCCAGATCCGGGCGTGTGAAAAAACGCGAAGATGGCAAAGTGCTCAAGCCCGAAGGTTGGGAACCACCGCGTCTCAAAGATTACCTACCAAAGGAGATGTAAATGTTCAAGAGTCTATTACAAGGTGTGGACCAAGCATTGGTCAAGAAGTTGGTGCTGTTCCATACCATTATCATCGCTGTATCAAACTACTTGGTCACTGTCAAGTTCAATCTGTTCCCGGGTGCTAACCTACCGTTCTTTGGTGATTTCCCGCTGGCAGCTGCGGCCTTCACTTTCCCTATCGTGGTAGTGGCCACAGACCTTACCGTGCGTATGGTGGGCAAACAAGCCGGGCGTGCTGTGGTAGCCATGGCAGTGATTCCAGCCATCATTGCCAGCATCCTGGTAATTGGATTTGGTGGTGCTCCTTGGGAGAAAGCCCTGCGTGTAGGCCTGGCTTCAGGTGTGGCTTATGGCGTGGGCACCATGCTCGATGTGTACGTGTTCCAACACTTGCGTGAGCGTTTCATCAACAACTGGTGGTTGGCTCCTGCAGTGTCCACTATCGCAGCCAACATCATCGATACCTACACATTCTTTTACACAGCATTCTATCCCCAACCATGGGTCAGTGCAGTGGCGTTCAACAACACCCTTACCAAGATCCTAGTGGGACTAGTGGTGTTCTTGCCTGCATACGGTGTGCTCCTGGCCTATCTACAGCGTAAAATCCAAAAATGATCCAGCCCCTCCGCGATGATCTAATGGTCCAACAACAGCTGCCAGCCCGTGATCCCTGGGTACGGAAGTGGCAGCATATGGTGGCAGTGATCATGCTGAACCAGACCGGTCGCAAGCCAGTGAAACGTGTGTTCCCAGAATTCATGTCTCGCTGGCCTGTGCCGGCTTTTTTCACTCTAGCCGATCCTGAAATAGTTAAAGAAGTAATCAAACCTCTGGGAATGGTCAACGTGCGTACCAAGAGATTGTTTGGAATGACCAGAGATTACTTGACATGGGACGGAGACGATGCTACAATGTTGTATGGCATTGGAAAATATGGTTCAGACAGTTATGAGATATTTTTCAAACAACATTATATGGTACATCCCACTGACAAAGAACTCAAAAGATATCTGGAGGAAGAAATTGGAATTGCAATCTAAAGATCCCAGCCGAGCACACTTTTATATCAGCTTGGTCAAAAGCGGATTCCGCATCGGTGCAGGAGTTCTCTTGTTCAAAGAACTGTTTGCGTTAGCTGGCATCGTTTTTGTAGTGGCTGAATTATTGGGTATCGCCGAAGAACTGTTCTAAATAAGATCATGGAAAAAATCACATACACAGAAGTATTCTACAGCTTACAAGGTGAAGGCAAATGGGCCGGCGTGCCGTCGGTGTTCTTCAGGACTTATGGTTGCAACTTTCGATGCAAGAAGTTTGGTCGTACTGATGACTTCGAAGGGCACAATCCCGAAGTTGTAGACATCATCGAGATGGTCAAGGCCAATCCCAACAAGTATAAAAAGTTTGAAGACTTGCCACTGGTCACATCTGGCTGCGACACTTATGCTTCGATCTATCCCGAGTTCAAGAGTTTTAACGAACAGGACGAGCCAGATACTATCGTAGACAAGATGCATGCACTCATTCCCAACAATCGTTGGAGCGGAGATTGGGATAATGATGACGTACACCTGGTGATCACTGGTGGTGAACCTTTACTGGGTTATCAGCGTTTGTATCCTGACATGATCCAACGCTGTAGAGAGAACGGACTGCGCAATCTCACATTTGAGACCAATGGTAGCCAAGCCCTATACCCCGAAGTGGAAGAGTATCTCTATCAAGAGTTCACACGCAATGGTCGTGACTACGACAAGCTGACATTCAGTGTGAGTCCCAAGCTGCCTTGCTCAGGTGAAGCATGGGACAAGGCCATCAACCCCAAGATCGTCAAGAGCTATGAGATGATCGGTTATACCTATCTCAAGTTCGTTGTAGCTACTCGCAAGGATGTAGAAGATGCGGATCGTGCCGTGGCCGAATTCCGTGAAGCCGGATTTGGTGGTCCGATCTACTTGATGCCATTGGGCGGAGTGCCACAAGTCTACAATCTTAACACACAGGAAGTGGCCACACTTGCCATGGAACGTGGATGGCGTTATAGTCCACGCCTGCAAGTAGATATCTGGCGCAATGCCTGGGGAACATAGTTGTCAAACAAGGCCAAGGGTCGTGACAGTTTTGACGTAGAGACCGGCAACGTAGTAGTAGAGTTCTTCAACAGGAACGTGACTCCCTACCCTACCGAAGCTGGTGGGCCCAAGTTTGACTTAATACCTGTAGAGAAACAAAAAGACATCATGGTCAATGTGGCCAGGATGCATGCAGAACAAGAGTACAACCGCATCTTAGAGTTAGTAGAAGTGTTGCAACGGCAGGCTGCCCAGATCAAACGGCGCATGGATGTCACGGACATGGTACATCAGGCCTACTACCAATTCCAAACTTATCATGGTCAATGCTACTGGTTGGCCCGTGATCACATGCATTCAGGTCGGGTGATACTGGCTACTCTTGGACCTACGGAGTGGAGCACTGGTGCTCCGGACCATTACGAGTATATCTGTAGAGTCAAATGGCTAGGTGATTACACTTGGGTAGAAATAGATGATCAAGGTAATATTGTAGAATAAAGAGGAGATACTATGGGACTGTTTGATAAATGGCTTAACAAAAAAACGCCAAAGCCTACAGAAAACAAAGAAGCTGTGCAGAAGAAAAAGAAATCTGACAAAGAGTTGGCCACAGAACGTGGAGAACCTTATGTGTCTATACTTTCAATGGATGTCAATCCCGAGAACTTATCCGAGGGCAGTTTCGAACTAGATTGGAACGACAAGTTCATCGCCAACTTGGTCCGGGCTGGATATCAGATGCAACCCAACGAGCCTGAAGATGTGATAGTGGATCGCTGGTTCCAGAATGTGTGTCGCAACGTAGTCATGGAGACCTGGGAGCAGGAACAAGCTATGAATCCCACCGTTCGTTACACACAACGCAGAGACATTGGGGATGGAAGGACTGAAGTCAGCTGATGAAGATTGGTATTTTTGGTGACAGTTATGCAGAAAAAACATCTGGTGACAGTGCTTGGTGGAGACTTCTACAAAAAAAACATGGACATACTGTTGCTAGTTACGGAACCGGTGGATCGAGTATCTTATACAGTGTCCAATTATTGCGACAACATCACACAGACTATGATTTCAATATTTGGTGCATGACCACTCCGGGCAGATTTAGTATACCTATTCCTTACACAAAAGAATACTTTCATTCTACTCGATTTATGAATACCCAAGGAGACATGTGTTCACCAATCGATCATCGAGTTCAAGTTTACATAGATCTCTGTCGAGAATACCTAAAGCATATTTTTGATTGGCAAGATGAGACTTTGATAGGACAAGCATTGGCCAATTATATGTTGGATCAAATTCCCAATCTATTGATCATTCCTTGTTTTAACGTACCAATCAACAATGGATTTAATTTGTATGAATTGTGCGAAAAAGAATTACAGGCATTATTTCCAACTCAGTCGGTGCCGGATATCTATAAAAAATATCAAGACAAAAGAGATTGCCACCTCACTGGTGTCAATAACGAAATACTCTCGGATGTGATTACTAAAAATCTCAAGCCAGGTATTTTTTACACCAGTTATAACGATTTTTGTTTCAGCAATATTTCATTAGAAGAAACACTGATACCATTATGATTTTTAATCACATCAAACAACTCAAAGCCGAGGGAAAAAAGATCGGTATAACTTTTTCAACCTTTGACATGCTGCATGCTGGTCACATCGCTATGCTGAGTGAAGCCAAGAATCACTGCGACTATCTCATCTGTGGACTCCAGACCGACCCCACCATTGATCGCCCCGACACCAAGAACAAACCTGTGCAGAGCATCGTGGAACGCCAGATCCAATTGGCTGCGTGCAGATATGTAGACGAGGTAGTGGTGTACCAGACTGAGCAGGATCTCGTGGACCTGTTGTTGATCCTCCCACTTGATGTGCGTGTGTTGGGTGTGGAATATGAAGGTCGACATTTCACTGGACGCGATGAATGTGAACATCGCGGGATTGATATCATCTTTAATGCTCGGGATCACAGTTTCTCCAGCAGCAGTCTCCGCAAACGAGTGGTACAGGCCGAGATCGAAAAAGGTCTACGAGAAGGTAATGAACCTGTGCCATTCCAATCCCTGACTGATCCTTACTTACAGACACGATGATACTTTATGTCAACGGCGACAGCCATACTGCTGCAGCCGAAGCAGTGAATGCTCATGCATTTGCTGAGGACGATCCTGCACTAAACTACTTAGGTAGACTCCCCCATCCGGCCAATCTGGCAGTGAGCTGGGGCAGGAATCTAGCCGATGCTGTCAAAGCTGCTTTCAAATGTGACGCAGAAAGTGCTGCCAGCAACGCAAGGATCATGCGTACTACTCGGCGTTGGATACAACAGCATCCAAATGCTGTCAGCGATGTGTTGATGGTAATCCAATGGAGTACATGGGAAAGGCAAGAATGGTTGATCGACGGGACTTATTATCAGATCAATGCATCTGGAACAGATGTGATACCTGCTAGCCATCAACAAGCCTACAAGGAATACATAGCCGGGATCGATTGGAATCAATGTACACGTCGGGCCCACGAAGAGATCTGGCAGTTCCATCTGGAGTTAGAAGAAAAAGGGATCCGACATGTATTTTTCAACGGCAATAATCACTTTGGTAAGATTCCTGGGCAGGATCACAAAAATTGGGGAGTAAATTATATTGGTCCTTATAATTCCCAAATGACCTTCAATCAGTGGCTTTTGGACCACGGACATGAAACTGTTGCACCCAATAGTTGGCATTTTGGTAAAGCTGCCCATGGTGCGTGGAGTCGTTTTGTGTTACAATATGTTATCAAAAACCAACTTGTGAGATGATGTGAAATACGTCCTTATCGATACTGCCAACATGTTCTTCCGGGCTAGACATGTGGCTTTCCGGGCCGCGGATACTTGGGAAAAGATCGGCTATGCCCTGCACATCACTTTCGCGGCTGTCAACAAAGTGGCCCAGAAATTCCAAGCAGATCACGTGGTGTTTGCATTGGAAGGCAGGAGTTGGCGTAAAGACTTTTACGAACCCTACAAGAAGAACCGTGCTGTGGCCCGTGCAGCTCTGACAGAATCAGAGCAAGAAGAAGATCGGCTGTTCTGGGAAACTTATGACAACTTCACTAAATACTTGGCTGAGAGTACCAACTGCTCAGTGATACGACACGAAGCAGCAGAAGCGGACGACATCATAGCCCGCTGGATAGCACTACATCCCCAAGATCATCACACGATCGTTTCCAGCGACACAGACTTCGTCCAATTGTTGTCAGACAATGTAGATCAGTACAACGGTATCACAGACGAATTGCTAACCATCCGAGGTATATTCGATGCCAAGGGAAAAGAAGTCATCGACAAAAAGACCAAACAACCTAAAGTCATTCCTGACCCGGAGTGGCTGCTTTTTGAGAAATGCATGCGTGGCGATGCTAGTGATAATGTTTTTTCCGCTTACCCGGGCGTACGAACCAAGGGTACTAAGAACAAAGTCGGCCTTCAAGAGGCTTATGCGGATCGTGCCACAAAAGGATACGCATGGAACAACTTGATGTTGCAACGCTGGACCGACCACAATGGCGAAGAGCATAGAGTGTTGGATGATTACAATCGTAATCGCAGCCTGATCGATCTCCGTGCTCAGCCCGACGAGGTCAAGGCCTATGTGGATGCTGCCATCCGTGGCCAGATCAGCCACAAAGACATAGGACAAGTTGGTGTGAGATTCATGAAGTTCTGTGGCAAATATGAACTGAATCGCGTGAGTGAGTCTGCGGAACAATATGCTCGCTGGCTCAATGAAACCTACAAAGGAGTATTGAATGATAGTCGCTAAACCTGTAATTCCCAATCAATATTGGATCCTGAGACAGGATGATCGCAAGATCGGCAATATCGAAGCCGGCGAAGATGGTTACCAAGTCAAGATCAACAACCAAGTGCAGACTTTCAAGACCATAAACATGGTCAAGCAACGTATCAAGATAGATTTTGAAAAGATCCAGACAGCCATTTCCAAGTCTACAGAAGTAAATGAAATCAACGGTTATCCCACTGATAGTCGCCCTTATAATGTCATTTTTGATGTGCGCTTGCAGGCACCTCTTTGGACCCGCGAAGAACGCAGCAAGAGTTGGTATGCTGCTGGATGGTTCCGAGTCAAACAAGGACGCAATTGGCAGACTGTGCTGTGTCCCAAACTCATAACTCTGCAACGATATCCTTACCAAGGACCCTATCGCACCCAAGAAGAAGCCGACCAGTTATGAGCCTACACATCAACAGATTTGTCGACCGGATCAAGGCATTCGAAAGCCGCGGACAACGAGACTTTACTATGAGCATGAATGATGCTCGAGATCTGCATGCTGACATCACTAAGTTACTCCTGGCACTTCAGGCTTTACGTGAAGTCAACAAGCCTGCAGACGATCAGGTGATCGAGATCACCATGGATGGTGGATCATTCTAAAAACTACCCAGATATTGGCATAAATAAACTTGGAGTTTAATTATGTCAAGACCCAAACCTCAGGTGTTGGTTGAAGTAACCAACAAGACCACTTACAAGACCGAACAAGTGTTGGCTGCAGAAGGAATCTGGGCTGTGTTTTTCGACGGCAAGCCCATCAACCTCAAGACCGCCAACATGCTGGTGCAGTATCCTGGTCCCAAATACAAAAAAGTTTCATTCAGCAATTCAGGCCATGCCATCAACTTGGCCAAGAAACTCAATCAGCAGTTCAAGACCGACAAGTTCACAGTAGTGTTACTCAAGCAAGGGGATACCATTTTCCCCAATGCCAACCAAAAGTGAAATCACCCAACGCATAATCGAGACGTCAGATCGTCTTGGCCGCATCGATCTCGAACTCGCATTAAAAACCTGGTATCAAAACATCAGACCCACAGGCGGGTTGAGATTGACCACCTACGGCTACAAGATACTGCGTAGTCTTGAGATAGAGAGTTGGAG